GTCTCCGCTTCCGCTGCCAGAAGAAGCCCCTGTGCTGTACGGATTGCCTCTCTGGGTGCTCCGATCGTCCGCAGAATCTCCGCTCTCCTCGGTCGTGCCGCCCAGATCATACGGGCTTCCCTTGACCGTATCTCCGTCAAAGTACGCAGCATACGCGGATTTCTCTGCGCCATCTCCTGCCATGTGCTCTTGACCGCTGTTAATGCCATGTTGTGTCCCGCCTTTCTTTCGCTCTGCCTTGAATCCGTCCCGCTTCCATCGCTCGAGAATCGCCGTGATATAGCGCAGGCTGCGGCCGTTGGATAACGCCGCCTCCTTGATCGCCTCTGTCACCCAGAGAGCACTGTATTCGTCCGTGAGGTCAACAAGAGCGTCCTGCTCGATCTTCCCTGCGACGGGGTGGATGTTATTCTCGAACGCCTGCACCACCTCTGCGAGAGAGTTGCCCTCCTCGCGCGCGCACGTTGCAGCTGCTGCAGTCTTGTCTTGTCTAGCAGTCTTGTCTTGTCTTATTAATGTCTCAGTATCTGTCTCACACACTGTCTCAGTATCTGTCTCACACACTGTCTCAGTATCTGTCTCACATACTGTCTCAGTATCTGTCTCACATACTGTCGCAATAGGGGTAGTCAATTTATACAAGGTCGTCTTTTTCCCGGCCGTTTTGAAATCAATCCACCCGAGCTGCTTCAATCTGTTCTTTGCTTTTGTGATGGTATTTACGCTTCCAACGTTGGTCATATCTTGCAAGCGACGATCAGAGCACCCGAACCACTCCTGAAACAGCAGATCATTGTCAATGCTCAGCAGCATTGTATAAACCGCTATTTCGATAGAGCCGATTCGATCGTCCACTGATGCTGCCCTTGCAAACATTCTGAACCGGTCAATCAGCGTCAGCACACCATTCACCTCGCTTCTCTATGGTCTAGGGAGCTTGCTCCACACAATCACATCATCATTCAGCATCTCAGAAATTTCTTCAAAATCCCACATGACAGCGCAAGTATCATCTAAACTTGAGACAAAATCTGCATCACAGCAAATCATAACTTCATTCTCTCTTGCCCCTTGAGCATTCACAATAAGTTCTAGAGTTGCGATTGCGCCATCATATTTGGATACACCTATCTCCTTCTGATAGATTTCAAGTCCCTTGGAATTTTTATATCCCAATGGTTTAAATCCATACTCTCTCAGCCGTTCCAAGTCTTTAACGATAAACAATATCTTTACCTCCTATTCTTCCACAATCGGTACACATCCGCGATCCGCTCGTCAATCTTCACCGGCTCAAGGATGTACCTCCTTAGAAAATCCTCCCACCCTACTGCATGTATCTCCGTATGATGCTCCCTGCAAAGAGGCAGCGCCCGCATACCAATGTGGCATATTTCCTTGCGGTTGCGCCCCATGCCGACCGCATCGACGTGATGCAGCTCCGCTTTCCTGCCGCATACAGCGCAACGCTTGTTCATGAGACACGCCCACACATAGCGCGGGATGTCCTCTGAGAGCTGATACAGCGGCTCTCCTACGTCAACACCGTGGAGAATGCAGAAGTCGATGAGATACGTGATAAACAGCCGCGCCGTCGTCATGTCGCAGTCCGAGAGTGAGAATGACCTTCGCAGTGTCTCTGTCTCACCGATGAACATGAGCTTTAGCATCTCTTTCATGCATTCCAGCGGGGTATATCCCCACCATGCTGCGATGTAGGAGATCAGCACATAGGCTTTCTTGCGCTGATCGGCAGATATGTGACGCTCGTCAACAAGCTCCACGCCAACAGTCGGTTGATACCCCTCTGGTCTCTTTTTGTTATGACGGAACGGGACAAAGACCGTAAGCCCATCATCCCGCTCCTCCACAACATCACCTAGGAGTACCATGCTCAGAACGGAATGTCCGAATCATCAGCGGTATATGCTCCACGCATCTCCGCCTCGATGCATTTCTTTTCCGGTACTGCGATTGTCTCAATGCCCTCAATCGGCAAGATTGAAATGCATTTGGTCGAGGTGTAGATTCTGCCGTTGTAGATGTACTCTTCCTCACGGAACTTGCCGCCGAAGAGTTTTCCTACAAGGCTCTGTTCGTTCCAATCCCATGTGTAACCGGGATTGGACTTCTCGATGTTCTGGAGCATGCCCTTGAAGCGCCCTTGATGATCACCAGCCGTGAGCTGATAGTACATACCGCCCCACTTCGCATCAGCATTGCTTGCCTTGCGCCCCTCGTACTGCTTGCGGTAGTAGCCCATGTGCGGGCCACTCTCAATGTCAAAGGCGATTGTCAGCATCTCTGCGCCGCTCTTTGACTCGCCCAGCTGCACCTTGATGATACGGCACTCATAGCCCCCCGGCGGCAACGGGGTGTATTCTCCCGTTACGGCGGCCGTCTCGTCCCAGTTATTTGGTTTGGTCATCATTGTCATCGTCCTCCTCATACTTTTTCAGCGCGGCGATCACCGCAGCCATATCGTTGGGGATCTCCTTCTCGAAGCACTCCATCGGGCTCTTTGCCGTGGAGTGGTCCGCCTGTGTCACAAAGACATGCCGACCATCCAAAGCTTTTGCCCAGAGAACCGTTGTGAATTTGGATTCAAGAACGATTTTGTCCAGCTTCCGCCCGCCCGTCTTGACGTGCGTCCATTGGTATCCGCTCTCGTCATGCTCCGTGATGGAGTGCGCGATAAAGACGACGGTCAAATCCTCCCGCAGGAGATGCGCATCCGAGATGATGTTCCAGACGCACTGCGCAAGGTCGACGAACTTATCGAATCCGCGCTCCTTTGCCCGGCGCATCTCATCATCCACCATGATTGTTGTAAGCCCATCAATGACGAGCGTATCGAACTTATCTGCCCATTCTCCCTGCATCTTCTGATAGATAGCTTCGATTGTCGGGACGCTTGATGTCTGCGTGTAGTTCTTCTTCGTTCCGTTGTACTGCTTCTTCCAGCCCTTCCACGAGAGCCCCTTGCGGTCTGCATCAACGATGAACGTGCGCTCCGGGTCGAGCGTGCGCAGCGAAGTTGTCTTGCCGCTCCCGCTCTCTCCGTACACCAGAATTGCTCTGCTCATTTTCCTACCTCCACATAGAAACTCGGCGCGCCCTGCGTGACGGTCATGCCCTTGACAACCTGCCCTGTGGCACTCACAACGCGCCCGTCTTCCATCACGCGCAGCGTCTTCTTGTAGTCGCCCCAGCGCACCGATTCCTCCCGCTTGACGAAGGAATCATCATCGCCCTTGACGAATGCGAGAAGCGCGGCATTTGTTGCCGTCACCTTATCCTCGCCGATCTTCCATGTCTCACCGCCCTTGCGGAATCCGACTGTGCCCGAGGGCAACTTGACTGACTTCTTCTTTCCGTCTGCGATCTTCTCTGTCGCCCACGGCTCGAGCAGCCCCTTGAGGTAAAAGTCACTGCTCTCAATCTCCGCGATTGCATCCGCACGCCACTTGTCATGACGCTCTATCATGCGCTTGTACTGTTCCTCGATCAGCTCCCGCGCCTTTGCGTTCTCTTCGAGTTTTTCGAGGCACCACTCAGCGCTTGCCTCATCTGTGACCTCGAAAGGCTTCTTTTCCTCCTGATACGTTGCAATCTGTTCGCTCATGATGCGAGCACCGCCTTTCTAAATACGTTGATATTACGCCGATGGGTCTGTGATTGCTCCTCGATCTTGCGTTCATACTTGTTGTAGTACATATCCGCGTCAATCGTTACGAGCGTATCGCTCCCGTCCATGTATGTTAACTGGATGCTTGCAGCGCCCTTACGTCGCCGCATATCTGCCGAGAGGAGCGTAAGCCTCCCGAACGCCTCTTCCAGCTCCACGAGTGCTTTCAGGTCTCGCGGAAGCCGCTTCGGAATCTTCATCTCTACTCCTCCTCGTCTATCTCGTATGCTGCTGTCGAAAATTCCTGTTCGTCGAAATCAAACGCCTTGAACAGATCGCTGCGTTCCATGCGCTCGATGATCTCCTCCGCTTCCTCCTCAGATGAGGCTGTTACCTCGACAGCCCCCTCAATACGGAAATTTACCCTGTATCTCATGTTTGCTATTCCTCCTCATCCGTGATATACTCACGGTAGTCAATTTCCTTCTGCGCTCAGAGCGGTTGCCGCCGCTTCGGGCGCTTTTTCTTTGCCGTCAATCTCATCCGAGATCACCTGATAGCCCATCAACTCTACGGCGTGAACGAGTTTGTCATGCCGCCGCGCCGTTCCCTGCTGATTCAGTCCCGTATAGGGGATAACAATCGGAACGTCCTTCTCGAATTCTACCGAGAAAAGCGTCTCCCATCCGTCCTCCTTGTACGAAATAACGTACACATCCACATCATCGCGCCGAAGCGCTGTTGTGCGGGTTTTCCATTCGCTCATTTCGCCGCCTCCTCCCTTGCGTTGAGTTCCCACACCCGTGTGAGAGCCTCATCCAACGTGGCATAATGCGTACCGCTTCGCTCCTCCACACCGTCAACGATGCGGAAAACCATGTGCATCGTCAGCGGCGGGCTCACCATCTCGCGGCGTGTCTGCCACTTCGTCATTCCTGCTCCTCCTTTATGCGAACTATGTGAACTCATACCAGATGAGCACGGGCACCTTCTCCCAGTCTTGCGGGTTGGGGGAATCCGTCGTTCCCCACTCTCGGCGGAGAACTGCAACCCCGTCGTCCGTCTTATAGACAACTTCGACGGACTCGCTGTGTACGGCGCGCCCGCAGCCGTGGTTGTCATAGCCAACCCACTTTTCGCCGACCGCTGCCGAACGCAACGTGGCGTACGAGACCGCAACGGGCTCGCCGCAGCCGTTGTAGCTACTTCCCTGCAGCACGAATGCGGCAGCTTCTTTCTTGACTTCCATTTTCATTTTGCTTCCTCCTTATCTCCCTTGACCCAGTATGTCATCTGCAACTCGTCGCCCGGACGAATCAGCCCTTTGCGATCTACGAGCCACGGGTTGTTCTCGTAGATGCCCTCCTTGTACTCGAGTATGTATCTCCGAGTACCCGTATTTTTCGCAACGTACTCCTCTGCGATTCCCCAGAGGGTATCGCCGGGCTTGACGATGTACGTTTCCTCGACAAGGACGGCGTTCTTGCCGTCGTCCCAGGGATTCACAGCACCCGAGCAGAGCGCCGCAACGCCTACAAACGCCCCACCGATCGCGATGTGTTTCCAAAACTCATGCATGAGCTTTAACCTCCTTTCTCTCTTTGAGCTTGCCTGTATATCGTGGCAAGCTATAGATGTACTCAACCACCCAGCTATACGGCACCTTGCGATTCTCAGAGCCGCGTTCGAGCACAAAGGCCAGATCGCCGCTCTCGAACCGCTTGGCAACAGTCGCCGTCGAGCATCCGAGGATATCTGCAACCTCTCCGACACTCAACAGACGTTCTTGCGGCACCTCCGCAGGTTTCGGAGGCAGATAGACAACTGTCGGCAGATGCTCAATGATCTGACGTGTCGTCGCCTCTGACTGTTCAGCGACCTTTTCTGCGGCGATCCTTTCTACCGCATCCGTGAGCACTTTCACGATGTCGAGCGTCGCTGCATCCGCCGCTTTCCTTGGCATATCTTCACCTCCCCATCGGCATCCACGCCCCACCCTTATTTGCTATCTACCATGATTCGCCTCAATCGGCGGGACGTGACCTGCCATCATCAGCACAGGGAGGTCATTCCCTGCGGACGCCCCAGAGGGCGTTTCGGCTTTTTACTTTCAAACATTCATTCTCACTATATCTAGTGTATGTATTGATTCACAATACAGAATATGGTATAATTATCTCAATCATTAGAGATAGGAGGTGAATCAATATGGCGAAATCGAACAGTGATAAGGTCACTTCTGCACGCGCCGCACGTGCAGCTTCTCAGGTATTACGTAGCGGGAGTACCGGAAAAGCTTCTAAGACTGCAGCAGGAAGCGCCCTTTCACAGCGTCCGTCCCGTGGGAAGAAATAATCCCAGAGACATTTTTCAGAAAAGATAGGATGTAGCAGCATCCTATCTTTTTCATTCAGCGAAGAAGATTTTCCATACCTCCGCTTTTGTGAGTGGGATAACCTGCATAAGTGTATGTACTTCGGCAATACGGAATGATTTATCTCGCAATCTTCGCTGAAAGCCATCACGAGATACGCCAAGTGCTTTTCCCGCGTTCTCATTCGTCAAGCCATGATGCTTCATCGTTTTACGAAGAAGCTCTATATCTACTCTCATTGCTCCCCCTCTCTTTCGGTTGTTGTTGCCCCTCTCTGCGCCGTGATATAATCACAGCGAAAGGAGGTGTTAATATGAGACGTGACGCATTTCGTTTTCTTTCAAACGCCCGTGAGTATTCCGAAACGGAAAAAGCAGCCCCAATTCCTACGCGTGTTATTGCTGCACGGTGCGACATGGATGACTTTCGCGTCGATCAGGTCATGACCTATCTCGAAGATCGCGGATATATCCGCGAGGTTATGCGTGCCCTTGGCGAACCGTACCCCATTGCGTTTCAGATTTCACCGGACGGTCACGACTGGCTTGATGCGTAGTTGCTCATGACGCATCAACGACTTCAGAAAGCATCTTGAGATATTCCCCAACGCTGGCGTATGCGCTACCATGCGCTAAAGCGACATGGGGAATATCTTGTTTTGTGATGGTCACATAAACCATCTTCCCTTGAACGTCTGCGTAAAATGTACGCGATTCCGATCGCTGCAGCGTTTCGACAACAGGTTTTTTCAACAGACTTACCTCCTCTCGCTGTTGTTACCACCTCCCCTGCGTGATACAATAAACACGGAAAGAAGATGATCGAATGACTAAAGAAATGAATGATACTGTTGTGTGGGCGTTTCGCAAATCCCCTGTTCAACCATATATAGACCTATCAAAGGTGAGCGACTACCTACTTTGTCGGGCACTTGATGATTCGTATTCCCATATCCCCCTAATTGCTATCAGAACAGGAGAAATTCACGACCCGGACGGTACAATTCACCCCGTATTCAGTAATGGAAGGCTCCTTGCGCAAAAACTTTCTGCAAATGGATTTTCCAATACTGATGTTTTGCGGCTGACCGAGTATGGCGAAGATGTGCTGTATCAGCTGAAAAAGGATTGGCAGACCATGTGGCTGCTTCGCGCCAGCGTAGTCCTCGGCTCATTTTCTCTCATAGCAACCTTGCTAGGTTTATGGCTGTCAAAATAGCAGAGAGTACAATGCTCACAATGCAGAATACAACCAGCTTTCCCGGATTTTTGAACGAGTAATCGTCCAACCAAAGAAAAAACCGATTCATCCATACTCACCTCCTCGCCCATCGCTGGGATTTTTGTTCAAAAGTAACTTACAAAGCTACTTTCTTGGCAAAAAAAATTGCCATAGGATCTTCAATTTCAAGTTCCTCAATCATGGTTTCGATTTCATCAGAACCGAAATGTCCCTTTTTCAATTTAAGAGAAAAGGTTTTCGGTGTTATTCCAAGTCTCTTCGCCATTTCCTTACGTGAGATTTGGTGCTTTGCCATCAACCCAATAAGCTCGTCTGTTTTTATCATCTATCTTCCTCCTCCTTTCCTGAAGTAACTTTTTAAGATACCCTGAGTATATATCGAATGAAGTAACCTGTCAAGATATTTTTTTCTTCAAAAGTAACTTTTTTGTTGCTTTTTATGTTGTTTATGTTAAGATATAAGCATCACACCACTACAGAAAAGGAGGGAATTATTATGCCTAAGGGTTCTGTTGGAGCGCGCCTAAAAGCCCTTCGTTTAGATCGAGGTTTAACCCAAGACGAAGTAGGTCAACGTGTACTAGTATCAAAACAAACACTGTATAAATACGAGAATGATATTGTAACAAATATCCCCGTAGACAAAATAGAAATGCTTGCCGAAGTATATAATGTTACACCTGCCTATATTATGGGTTGGGAACAATCCCCCGCGCCCGCCTCGGACGATCTGCCCGACGTGTCCCCCACGGGGCAAAAGATTGACGCACGCACACGCCGGCAGCTTGAAAAAGTGCTTGATGATGACAACCTCACATACAACGGCGTAGTCCTCGATGGCGATGACAAGGAAAAGGTGAAGAAGGCGCTCGAACTCATCTTCTGGGATGTCAAAGAGAAAAACAAACGTAAGAAGGATTGACCCGTGAGACATATGGAGGGCGTACCGTATGAGTTTTAGTAAGAAGCACCTACGCGATATATCAAATAAAGAAGATTTCAGGCAATATCGCCGCAAAGTTTTTCTTGACTATGCAGCATATCTAAAAGATATGATTCGTAACAATTATGATCTCTCTGTAAAATTCATTATGTGGTTGAAGCAATATCTTACGTTCATCCGAAACGAAAGAACATTCAACGCCTCCTATCTTCCTCGGTTTCAACGCGGGCAAGTTGTATTCATCAATCTCGGGTTTCGCATCGGACATGAGCTTGGCGGCCCTCATTACGGTATTGTCCTCGATAATGACAATCGAAAGAAGGACGGACTTATAACGATTGTTCCTATGATTTCCAAAAAGCTGCGCCATATAGAGCAAGGTATTAAGCCTTGGGAATACGAACTGCCAATCTCCATTTCACAACTGATTATCCTGAAAGTGGCAAAGCAGCTTGATATATCCTTCGGTTCTCCTGTGCTGTATGATATTCTTGATAGCGTTCATAAACTTTCATCTATGGACGAACAAACACAGATGAAACAAATCCCCGTGCTCTTGAAAGCGTTTGAACAGAAACTGCATCGACGAATAGATCCCCTCATCGCGTTTGCCGAAAAGATGAACAAGGGGTCGATTGTTGATACACATCAAATTGTTACGGTCAGTAAACAACGAATCATTACACCGACAAAGCGGAACGACCATCTATATGATATTTGTATTCCACCAGACATCATGTCTAAAATATGTAAAATGATTCACCAAAATTACATAGAAGCAGAATCCCTTGACAAGCCATCCCAAAACGTGTAATATATGCGTACAGATTGGGCTTGACTCCCAAATAATACGAGAAATGTTACGGTGTAACACAAAAAGGCTTCTGCTTCGGCAGAGGTCTTTTTGTTATCTATAATCACCACCATAAAAGAGGTGAAGCCGGTGAACATCCCTTTGCGCGTGAGAAATTTGGTGAGAAGGCACGATACGTCCGACCCGTTCCGCTTGGCAACGGAACTGAATTGCATTGTCTACTTCCTCGATCTGCCCCCCAATGTTAATGGGTTCTGGAAGCAGGTTTTGCGTCGCAGGACAATCGCGATCAACAAAAATCTGGAAGAATGGCAGCAAGCCGCTGTCCTTTGTCATGAACTCGGTCATGTTGTCTGTCACCCGAGATATGCTGCATTTTCGATGCATCACTTATCTTTCTCCAATAGCCGTATAGAGCACGAGGCGAATGAGTTTGCCGAATGTTTGATGGCTTATAGATATGATTTGGATGAATATTATGTAAGTCGTTTCCTTGCTGAGGGATGGCATCCTTAGTTTTTGGGTTAAGTTATGTAGGGTTTAATTAGGGGGGTAATCGCCATGAAAAAGCAAGTGTTCTCGCTGTTGATCGCTGCGCTTGTTGCTTTATCGACGAGTGTAGGGTATGCGCAAAATTGGCAATGGATCAGTTCAAATAATGAGTGCGCATATTTCTTTGACAAATTATTTATTCACTATAACATAAAGCACGATCCACTAGACTATTCAAAAACTACGATCGACACTACAAAAATTTCTTTTTGGGAAAAAGCATTTTATACTGAAAAAGGTGCCAAGATAGCCGCAGAAGACTTCAAAGATTTTCATTTTTTTACTCTACATCACAGTATTTCCTATAAGACTTATTCTATTCCAGATCGAAGCGAAACGACACATATAATATCCTTCTATGACAAGGACGGAAACAAAATACAGGAATACCATAATAATTTCGTATATGAAATTCAACCCAATACATGGGGTGATATGATGTTCAAAACAATTTGCAATTACGCATCTGAGCATCATGATGAATTAGAAAAAAATGCCTACGATTATTCTTTTTAATTTAATGACCAACATACAGAGGATTACAGGGAAGCATCTTCATGGGTTGGCGTTTTCGTAAATCAATAAAAATATTACCAGGGATAAAAATTAATATTGGAAAAGATGGTGTCACAGGTGTGTCCATAGGCCCGAGAGGAGCCCATATCAATATTGGAAAAAAGGGATCAACTCTATCAACAGGAATCCTAGGAAATTGTAATATGTAACGGAGAGGAATATCATTCTTGGCTTTAACAAATCCAAAACTTCGAGATAATATATACGGAAAGGCAGACTGGTATCCATATTACGCCGGGTATGCGCAGGGATTCGTTTCTGATGTACTCGAGTTATTAAAGATAATGCCAGGTCAAACGGTTCTAGACCCATGGAATGGCAGTGGCACTACTACACAAGTCGCCATGCAAAAAGGAATCCAAGCCTATGGTTATGATATTAATCCGGTGATGGTGACGGTTGCCAATGCAAAGGCGTTGTCAAATATTACTTATGAAGCCTTGATTGATTTGGCAAACACCATTTTAAATGAATGCTCTCCATCTAAAATGCGTATAGAAACAGCTGGAGATCCTTTAAACTATTGGTTTCAAGACGACTCAATCTACTACATTCGAAAACTCGAGTTTTACCTAATGAAGCGTACAACTCGCCAGCCTTACAGTATCAATGGAACAGCGCTTCAAGATTTTTTTCGGGTGATTTTATTTCGAACGGTAAAAAGTCTCTTGGCTGGATTTCGCTCTACGAATCCGACATGGATTAAGAAGGCAACGTCCCCCGAAGACCGCATTTACATTGCTCGAAGGAAGATTTATAAGGTTTTCCTTGAAGAAACAATGTCGATGGCTGCATTCTTTAAGAACCAAGGACAATCTCAGCAGGTTGCTCCAATTATCGAGTTTGGAGATTCCAGACATTTAAACCTTGCTACGGCATCAATCGATCATGTAATCACATCTCCCCCCTACTGTACACGAATAGATTATGTTATTGCGACATTGCCGGAATTGGCGCTGCTAAAGCCTGATCATATAGATTTTAATGACCTGCGCAGCAAGATGATCGGGACAAATAAGATACAAAAAGCAGAGGATATCGGATACTCCCCAGCGTGGGGGGAGGTTTGCAAAGACTTTCTAAAGAGTGTCGCATCTCATGGATCAAAAGCTTCCAAGGAGTACTATTTAAAGGTATTTTTACAGTACTTCCATTCATTTTACAATTCCATGATTGAATTACATAGAGTACTAAAGCAAAATGGCACATGTACACTTGTAGTTCAGTCGTCATATTACAAAGATATCTATTTAGATCTTCCAAGTATCATAGAAGAAATGTCTCACCTATTTTGCTGGAAGTTGGAGGAACGCTATGATTTCAATAGCAAAGCAACACTGTCCAATCTAAATAAAGGATCTAGATCATACAGAGGAATCTCAACGATTCAAGAAACTGTTCTCTCTTTTAAAAAAGGATGATCAATCATGTCGAAAAATATAGATTTAATCAGTGAAATCGAGGATAAAATCAAAACGGTACGAACAAGAAGTTTAGATTTATCCTTTAATGAGTTGCTCGATATGTATAAAGATGGCGAATTAATTATTGATCCTGAATATCAGCGCCTTTTTCGATGGAGCGAAGTCCAGCAATCTCGGTTTATTGAATCACTGTTGCTGGAAATGCCGATCCCTCCTATTTTTGTTGTTGAACAGGAGGAAGGAAAATATGAGCTGATTGACGGCCTCCAGCGCGTATCTTCTTACATACATTTTCGCGGTGAGCACCCTGACTATCAAGGAGAGGAGGAAGATAGTGAAAAGCCGCGTTTCTTAAAACTCGAGGGTTGTGATATATGCGAAAGTTTGAACAAGCTGATTTATACCTCTTTACCAATCACTTTACAAATACGATTGAAGCGCAATTTCATACGTGTCGAAGTCCTGCGAAAAGAAAGTGATACTCGCCTTAGATACCACATGTTTAAAAGATTGAATACAGGTGGTTCAAAATTGAGTGATCAAGAAGTTAGAAATTGCACGATTCGTTTGCTTTCGCCGGAGTTTAACAACTTCCTCATAGAATGCAGCCAGTATAAACCGTTTACAAAATGCATTGCACGAGTAAGTAAAGATAAGATTCGCCAAAAATATGATCAAGAACTTGTATTACGATTTTTTGCAATAAAAAATATGCAGCATAAATATGTCCATGATGTTGGTTCATATTTAACTGAATGCATGGAGTACTTTTCGAGCGCCCCCGATAATTTTGACTATACAAAGGAAAAAATTATTTTTCATAATACGTTTGATATTTTAGCTAAAACTTTAGGGGAAAAAGTATTTTCTTCGGTAGTGCGCAATAAAAAGAATTTGTCATCTAGATTTTCTACATATCACTATGAAGCAATGACACTTTGTATAGCATCTCACCTAGATAAGCTCCAAGGTCTTACAGAAGATAAATTCTCTCTCTTGAAAACTATCTTGACGAAAATAAAAGAAGATCCTGATTTTATAGACATGACTACAAGTGGCGGGAAAAATTATACAACGCCATTTAAAAAGAGAATCGAATTTGCAGAGGAAAGGATTCGTAACTTTTGCAATGGACTATGAGAAAATATCTGCCGAACTTGAGGCAGAGTATGCATGGAGATATGAGGAACTAGTCTTTTTACAAAACCTTGAATCCAATATAAAAAAAGAAGATCTGCGCAAAAAATATCGCAAATCGTTAATTGTTATGTTGTATTCCCATTTTGAAGGGTTCTGCAAATTTGCATTTACATACTATATAACAACTATAAACGATCAAAGATGCGTGAGATCCATTTTGAAACCACCACTCATCGCCGCCAGTATGAACAATGAATTCACGGCGTATGATGATCCTAATAGAAAATGCAAACTTTTTAAGCAATCCTTGCCTGATGATAGCAAGTTGCATCGTTTTTCAAGACGCCATGATCTTGTTTGTGCATTTGATGATTTTTTGAAAGTGATTGCAGAAATTCCAGATACGGTAGTCGATACCGAATCAAATTTAACCCCTATTGTTCTAAAAAAACTTCTTTTTCGTTTGGGTTTTAATCTTTCCATCGCTGATAGATATAAGGATCACATCAATAAATTATTGGAATATCGCAATCATATAGCTCATGGAGATGGGAATATTGTTAATGGAATCGACGAAAAAGACTATTCGTGCATCAAAGAAGAAACCTTATCTATTATCAGGGGAATCAAGGAACTAGTTGCGCATGCGCTTCGGGATGAAGAATATTTATCTAAAAACCCTACATAGTCAAACAAAACGAAAAAAGCCGCCCTCCCTGCGCCAACAGAGAGAGCGGAAGACATGACGCGAATCATGCCCTATTGCACCTACATATTACCATGATTCGCCTCCCCTTGCAAGGAGGTTTTATTTATGTCCAAGATCAGAATCAGAAAGCGCGGAAAGACGTACTCGTACAGCTTCGACGTTTCGAAGAATCCGCGCCGCATGAAAGAGAAAGGAGGTTTTGCCACAGAGGACGAAGCATATGAAGCAGGAGTAAAGGCCTATGCCGACTGGAAGAGTGGCAACATTGGCATCACGTCGGAGAAGATCAAGCTGCGGGACTATCTCGCCGCATGGCTTGAGAACGTTGTGCGGCCGAACGTGAAGCGGACGACACATCAAAACTATTCCCGCGCGATAAAAGACCGCATTCTTGTCCGTTTAGGAGGTATCTATTTACAAGACCTTCGTCCACGCGATGTTGCTGCGTGGGTGCAGGAACTTGCAGGTAAAGGTTTTGCTGCCGGAACTATCACACAGGCAAAGTCAGTGCTGTCTGCAGCACTGAAGTATGCTGTTTATCCGGCAGAGCTCATTGCTGTCAATCCGGCGACAAATATCCCTATCCCCCGGTGTGCACCACGCAAAGTAGTAAAACGTGTAATTGTAACGCCGGAGCAGTTCGCCGCTATCCCCAGAGGCTCTACTTCCTACCCCGCCATTAAAATTATGTATCACAGCGGAATGCGCATCAGTGAAACACTTGGTCTGACGTGGGAGGATATTGATCTGAACACGGGCAAGATATGTGTCTCACGGCAACGGTTCGAGGCAGGATATTTTGACACTCCAAAAACGGAGAGCAGTGCACGTGTGTTTTATGCAGATGCTTCTTTTATTGCCTACCTCCGCACGCTTCGCGCTGAGCAAGCAGAGCATCAGATGCGTTTTGGTCAAGCATATCAACTGGCCTACGAAGATTCGCGCGATGAACGAGCTCTGGTTCTTCTCCCGAAGAAGATTCCTGCGCCGGATTATCTCCTGCGCCGCTCGCTCGTCTGCATACGTCCGAATGGCGTCCCGCTCCATCACACGTCCGTCACACTTGTTTTGCGTAAAGCCGGACTTAATCCCCATAGCTTCAGGCACACTCATGCGACAAAGCTGATCGAGGCTGGGGCAAAGCCGGTCGATGTTGCAGCACGCCTTGGACATGCCAACGCAAATATCACGCAAAACCTGTATGCACATGATACAGAGGATATGATGCAGGAGACTGCTCGCATCTTTGGGGATATTGTAGGCAAGTAG